GGATTATTAGATGAAGATGAAATATCTAAAAGTATTAAATCTAAAATGATGCTTGACAACCGAACTGGAAGACACGTCCAAAGCTAAACAAACTTAACGGTAGGGCTACCTTATGTCATAAGCACCCTATCATTTTATAAACCGAAAGGCTACCTTTACATACAAGCCCTCTAGTCGACATAGAGCTACCTTGTGAACGAAGCCCCCGTAGGAGAAGAATATGACTACTGAAGTACAAGAGGAAAATGCCAATCCTTACAACCAAAAAAAATCTTGGCACACAGATATTGAAGAAAACTTTGATACTGCTGATGGAGTCTTTTTTGAGAAGCCAAAAGCTAAAAAGAAAGAAGCAATACCTAGTGAACCTGTAGAACAGGTAGCTGAAGAGGAAAGTCCAAAGGATGAACCTTATAAGCGACCAGACTACAAGAAACGTTACGATGACTTGAAAAAGCATTATGACTCTAAACTAAACGAATTTAAGTCTAGAGAACAAGAGTTATTAGAACAGGCTGCTGAAAACAGACCTAACTATGTAGCTCCTAAATCTCCAGAAGAACTTGAAAAGTTTAGAGAAGAGTATCCTGATGTCTACGAAGTTGTAGAAACTGTTTCTCACTTACAGTCCGAAGAGAAATCTAAAGACTTAAGAGAGAAGCTTGAAAGACTACAATCTCGTGAGCAAGAATTAGTTCGTAAAGATGCTGAAAAGCGATTGATGGATAAGCATCCTGACTTTGAAGATATTCGCAATAGCGATGACTTTCACGGTTGGGCTAAAGAGCAGCCTAAGTCTATCCAAGATTGGGTATACAACAATGCTGACGATGCTGATCTAGCTTCAAGAGCTTTAGATTTATTTAAGAAAGATATTGGTATGGATGTTGCACCGAAGAAGTCAAATTCTAAACGGTCCAAGAAATCTGCTGCTGACATGGTTTCCACTAAAACAACTAGTGTCGAACCACAGCAAGAGAAAGTTTGGACTGAAAAGGAAATTGCAAGTATGTCTATGGACCAGTTTGATCGGTATGAAGCCGAGATAAGTGAAGCCATGCAACAAGGCAGAATTGTAAAATCATAACTATTAATTTACAAACTTAGGAGAATATCAAATGGCTCAATATTTTGAACCCTCAACTGATACCGATGCTAACTTTGCAAACTCTGTTGCAGGACAGACTAATAGTTTCTTCCTTCCTTCGATTTATTCTAAAAAGGTTTTAAACTTTTTCAGAAAGTCCTCGGTTGTCGAAGCTATTACTAACACCGATTATTCCGGTGAGATTACTGCTTATGGAGACTCTGTAAAGATTATCAAAGAACCTGTTATCTCTGTGTCAGATTACACAAGAGGTAGCGATACTACTGCAACCAAACTAACAGACCAAGAGACATCTCTTGTTGTTGATAGTGCTAAAGCTTTCAAATTCATCGTAGATGATATTGAAACTAAAATGTCACACGTCAACTTCAAAGAGGTTGCTTCTTCTGCTGCTGCATATGCATTGAAAGATTCATATGATGCTGCTGTTATAGCAACTATGTTTGCTGGTTTGTCTGCTTCTTCACCAAACCACGTGTTAGGTGCTGACAGTGCGACAGACTTAGGTGCTGGAGTATATGATGGTTCTGGTGCTGCTGACTTAGGTCAGTCTGGCGAAACAGACCCACTAGACCTTATGGCTAGAATGGCAAGACTATTAGACGAACAGAACGTACCTGAAGAAGGTCGTTGGTTTGTTGCAAGTCCTGACTTCTACGAAGTTCTAGGACAATCATCTTCTAAATTGCTATCTGTAGACTTCAACGCAGGTCAAGGTTCAATTAGAAATGGTTTAGTATCAAGTGGAAAACTACGTGGATTTGACATGTACAAATCAAACAATATTGCTGCAACAACTAATGCTGCTGGTAAATGTTTGGCTGGACACATCTCATCTACAGCTACTGCTCAAACTATCATCTCAACTGAGGTCCTTAGAGACCCTAGTTCTTTCGGTGATATCGTTAGAGGATTGCATGTCTATGGTGCGAAAGTACTAAGAGACGAAGCAATTGTAGGTGCTTTCTACGGTATTGACTAATACCAACCTTGGGGGAGTCTTCGGACTCCTCCTCTTTTTATAGGAAAAAATTATGAAAAATGTATATTTAATTTTAATCGGCTTATTTGCAACTTCATGTGCAACTGTTAATTCAGTGATTGAAGGTGGTAAAGATATTGCCATGACTACAGTTGATACAACTGTTAAAACTGCTGGTTCTATCTCAGGAGCAGCTTTGCAAGATGTTAGTGGTGTTGTTAATACGGTAGCTGAAACTTACGAAGGAGTAATTGATACAGTTGTTGAAAACATTGATGAGCAAACTAACGAACTTCAAAATAAACCAGAATAGTTTATAAGGTATAATTATGAAAAAAATGAAAGATGGATACAAACACGGTGGACCAGCAGGACACGATGGTAACAAACATGCTAGACGTGAATACAAACATGGTGGTAATGTAAAAGGTACTCAACCAGAATATAAGTCTGGAGAAATGCCTAAGTGTATGCCTAAGTAATGAAAGTTAAAGCACCCAAAGGACACCATTGGATGAAACAACCCAAAGGTGGTTATAAACTAATGAAACATACTGGTAAGTTTGTCAAGCATAAAGGTGCTAGTTTAGAAGCAAACTTTCCAATTCAAAAAACTCATAAGAAATAATGGCAACAACATACCTAGATTTAACTAACGAAGTACTAAGAGAACTCAATGAGATACCTTTAACTTCTGCAAACTTTGCAAACGCTGTAGGACTTCAACAGTTTGTCAAGGATGCCATCAACAAGTCTATATTCGATATAGCAAATGAAGAACCTCAGTTACCATTTTTCACAGCAGGTGAAAGTGGTGCAACTGACCCCTTCTATGGAAACGTGACCGTAGCTACAACAGCAGGTACTAGATGGTACGAACTCAAAGCTAGTAGCTCAAGCATCTCAGATGATTACGGTTCGATAGACTGGGATGATTTTTATTTAACCACGATTAATGTCAGTGGTGAATCAGCTCCTTTTGTCTCTAGAGGATTAAAGTTTTTAAACTTAGCTGATTGGAAAAGATATTACAGAGACAGTGAAAACGAAGATGATGCTAATACACAATCTTATGGAGAACCAAAGTTTGTTATTAAATCACCTGATGCAAGGAAGTTTGGATTAAGTCCAATACCTGATAAAGTATATAACATACACTTCTATGCATTTGACAAGCCTACAAAGCTTACAGCACACGGAGACACAGTTGTCTTCCCTGAACAATATACGAATGTCATAACTGCTAAGACAAGATATTATATTTGGCAGTTTAAAGAATCTCCACAACAAGCAGCTTTTGCTATGGATGATTATAAAAAAGCTATGAAGAGTATGAAATCTAATTTGATTAATCCTACTCCTCGTGCAATGACAGACGATAGAAGATACTTTTAATTTATGGCACGTTCACAACCTTATACCGTTGCTTGTGACGGAGGATTAATAAAGTCAGCAAATCAAATTGACTTACTTAAATCTCCGGGAGTAGCACGAGAACTTCGAAACTTTGAAGTATCTATTGAAGGTGGTTACAGACGAATCAATGGATTTTCTAAGTTTGGTGGTGGAAGTGCAGTACAACCAACAGGTGGTATAACTAATATATTAGGTGTTACAACTTATGCAGATGGTGTTGTAGTTGCTGCCGGTACAAGTATTTATTTTAGTCAAGATGGAACTTCGTGGTTAGAAATAAATAAAAGTTCTGTAGCAAACAGTGGTGATAACTATTCAACCTTTACAGGTCGTAGTACACTAACTAGAACTAATCAAGGTCAATGTCAGTTTGTAGTATTTGAAGGAGCTAATTTTGATTACGGTCAACTGATTATTGCTGATGGTTCTAATAAACTTTATAGCTTCCGTATGGAAGGTACAGGTGCATTAAATACTAGAACATTTTTTTCAGAAGAAATAACAGTAACAGGAACTAAGTCCGTTCAGTTTATTGCAATACACGACCATCACTTAATAGCTGCTGGGGTTGAGGATAATTTAAATACAGTTTTTTATAGTGTTTACAACAGCCCAACTGACTTTACAGGAACGGGAGCAGGTTCAGTAACAATATCTGACCAAGTGGTAGGAGTTAAAGGTTTCCGTGAAGATTTAATTGTCTTTGCAGAAAACAGTATTCATAAGCTTGTAAACATCAATGTTAGTTCTGATACAAGAATAGACCCCATCACAGAAAACGTGGGTTGTCTTTCAGGTTATAGTATCCAAGAGATTGCTGGTGACTTGATATTCTTAGCACCGGATGGACTAAGAACAGTTGCTGGTACTGCAAGAATTGGAGACGTTGAGTTAGGAACTGTTAGTAAAGCTATACAGCCTATACTTACAGACTTAGCAGAATCTATTAACAACTTTATTATTAGTAGTGTTGTTATTAGGGAGAAGTCACAATACAGATTATTTTACACAAACACCTCTTTGAACAAAAATCAACAAAGAGGAATTATAGGAACATTAAGACCTAATGGTTTTCAGTGGTCGGAAACAAGGTCTTTAGAAGTAACAGAAATAGGTTCGGGTTTTAACGAAAATGGTATTGAAGAATATTATCACGGTGATACTGATGGCTACGTTTATGTACACGATTCAGGTAACAGTTTTGATGGGAGTAATATACTTGCTCGATTCGGAACACCCGACTACGACTACGGAGACTTAGGAACTTTAAAAACTTTACACTACCTCAAAGTCTCTTCAAGTGCTGAAGGTGTTGTAGAACCAGATGTACAAGTTAGATTTGATTATGGTAATACTGATACACCACAACCACCTAATTTATTTGATTTAGGTAGTATTAATCCACCAGCTTTATTTGGTGATGCTTTATTTGGTACTAACGTATTTGGTGGAGCAGAAAGTCCAATGATAAGAGTACCTTTACAAGGTAGTGGACACAGT